GTTGTGCTCGAATGTTTTTCAACTCACAAACAACCAAATCAATAGCCATACCTATGGAAGTAGGTGTCTGCATTTCTATATCGGCGCCCTTTCGCCATTTGTTATGCAGCTCGAGTACATTTATTGCTTCATCTATTGTCATATACTTTATTTTTTTAATTTCATTATTGTAACCGAGAAGCATAACCAAGAAAATTCTGTGCTTCTTTCAAATATATCGATTTCGATGGTTGGCAGAACAAACCAACTGAAGTCGGGATGAAATTCTGCTATTACTTCAAACCTGGATATTTTCATACTTTTACCTTGATTTTTAATTTTGCGTGGATAGCCACCAGCAGGACTGCGTCTCTCACATCCTGATTGCACCGATTGATCGGCTCCAGTCCGTTGTATTGAAGTATATAATTCAGCTCTTCGTGCGTGATCTTCCCGTCGCGTCCTTTCCATCCCTTGCTGAAAGGTTTCTGCTCTATAACCTCAAGCCCGTAATGCTTTGCCATCTCTACGATGTGCCGGCCTGTTTGGTGATTGCTGCCGACATTCTTTGCAATCTTCTGCGCTCTTACCCCATTCGGGCCGTGATAGTTGCTTTTCTCGTTCAGCCATCCCGCCTCTACTACCACCAGAACATCGCCCGGGAGTGTTGCAAGCAAATACAGTTTCTCGAGTAGCTGGGGAAACGGAAGTGCTTCTGCCGAAAGTTCATGATCACGGTATATACATATACCGCTCCTTACCGTGTCCGGATCGATGCCGACAATGATTTTATCTGTTTTCTTCATATTATTTTCCTGTTAATGTAATCCGGGTTTTTAGTATGCCAATATTCGTTCTATTTCGCGCTTTAAATCATTCTCATACTTCTCGATCTCTTTTTTTGACAAGTGTATATATTCACAGTCTTCCGTATCATAAAATGCATCTGCAAGCTCTACGGCAACGAAGTGGATACGTATGTCGTATTCGTTCGGCATGTCTGGATAATATCTTCTTACCTTTGTCGATCCACTCACATTCACCCTGAAGTATAGCTTGACAGGAATACTGTTTTTTGTAGTCTCACACTCGAAGTCGTCCCGATTAAAAGTAAATTCATCGCCGACGCAGTCAAGATCTATATCCGATATCATCTTCATCTTTTCACCCTCATTAAAATCTTAAATTTGAGCTCGATAGCACGAACAACCCGAAGTATATCACTGAAGGACAAACCCTCATCCCTCAATTCCTTGATTATCCTTTCGGCAATCTTTTGTTCGTCTTTCATAGCGCTATTCTGTATAAAAACCTTGAAATCGTGTTACCGTATGAAGTTCCGGAGTCTTTATAAGACCATCGCCACGACCATTTAAAGATTCGGCGCCAGGTTCGTCTATTACCACAATTGAATCAATGTCCTTCGGTACCCTGAAACATATCTGTACCGGGAAGTTTACTTTTGCATCACCGGTTATAACCTTAACGGACGCCCTTTGAGTTGCCGCCATGATTCTATATCCTGAAGATCTGCCTTTTTGAAGCATAATCCTCATATTCTCTTCCAGCGATTTATCTTCACCTACTTCAACCCGTTGCTTTTTTGGAAGTCCGTTCGCATACATTCCCACAGTCCGCATTTCGTAGTTCTTTAGCTCTTTCCCTTTTCTCGAATTTGCGACTGCATCTGCAAACTCATCAAAAATTACAAGTGTTTTGCCCGATGTTCCGTTCTTGACTCTTTCCTCCATGTCAAGGACCAGCAGCCCCATTTGCAGCTCGATATCCATGATATCGTTAACCACTGTTATACCATGTGCCCTGTATTCACTAAATTCATATTTTGGGTCGAATATGTAGATGTCTCTTATCCCTGCCTGAAGTGCATATCTGATTGTTGACTTAATGCATACCGATTTACCACTGCCGGTTGCTCCACAAACCAATACGTGCGGCGTTGACTGATTATTGAGATCCCAGAATACTGTTTGCCCCAGATTGTCTATTCCGATAGGTATTTTCTGTTCTACCAGTTTCGTGGGATCATAAAATAAGGTTGAGGTTAATTTTTTCCCCGCTTCAACAGAAAGGTAAGACTTACCGTTATACACAGTCAGTTCCTTGCCGATTCTCACATTCGGTTGATTTAGGGCATTGGCAATATCCAGCCTGTACCTCATCAATGAACTTACCGCCACTCCGGCGCCTATTTCCAATAAATAAGTATTCGACGAAAAACCTTCAAATGTATGTTGTACCTGTGCCGTTATGCCGAATGAGCGTAACACGTGTTCTATCTTTTGTTCGTTTGTCATATCTTTGTTTGTGAAATCATACGGAATAAACTGCTCCGTATATTTTTTAAAGTTTCTAATTACATTTGGAGTAACCACCGTCAGGGAAGAGTCTTTGATTTTACGTCTCCTTTTCTCCATCAATGGTTTTTTGTTATCCGGAATATTGAATGCTTCTATTTCGTCCAGCATTGTTTTTGCCCAAAACTCATACAACTCTGCCTTGCTGGTTAAATTGTCGTTATCGTTGATCATGTACACATAGTCTGGATCAGAAACAGCTTCAATCATGCGCTTTAATGGTTCATACAGCATCGCCTCATACAACCTGCGCGTACCGTTATCCATCACAACTTTATTCTTGATGAGCTGCGGCGATTTGTCTTTGTTTTTGGATATCTTGTTTTCAATGAACCATACCTCATCAATCTTTTCGTTGTATTTAGCCTCATATCCCAACACATATACGATCGCCTGTTTCCCGATAGTGAATGCTATATCGTCCTCGTCGGTGAATGAAGTCTTAAGCTTGTGGTCTACTATTACCCTCTTGCCGTCTGTCGTCTCAATCACCAAGTCGATTCGCATATTGCAGGGAAGCGGAATATCAACGCCATTCACCGTCAGCCATTCTGTTAACTTAAGCTCAACCGCCAGTACTTTAGCCAACTCGTTTGTGTATATTTTTTGTTCTGTGCAGAAGTTTTCTATTCCTTTGTAAGAACTATCGGTTGCCTTATCTATGCAATCCTGCACTGTAGGCATAGTCTTTTGTATCTTCCAGGAGTCGGCTGGTTGGGAATTGATATATTCCGTAGCTTCCAGCTGCATGTCGATAATATCGCATGTCTCACCGGATGCCAACTTTCCGAAGAATAACTCAAGTGCTGCATGATATGCGCTGCCGGCCACAGATGTTGCAGAAACTTTGGAGAATACGTTATACAGATACCGCATCTCAAATTCCTTTTCATTCCTCGCAAACGTTGACACCCTTGAATAAGACCATGAATCAATCAGATAGTTAGACAAAAGCTCCTCCACCTGGGCGGGTGTATATTCTCTATAAATACTCATACTTAATACAGTTCAGGTGTGGTTGTTCCTCCCATCTTATTTCTCAAGGCATCTTTCTTATCATCGACGGATGGTTGCTTGCGTATATCCTTCATCAACTCCTCTACCGTTGTGTCTCCGTCTTTTAAAGCCTGTGTAGTGGAGAGCATTATTTTGATTTGTTCTGCACCTAACTGCTCCACTTTTTGTTTTCCCAGCATTTGAAGTATTTCCGATTCCGTAATGCCATACTCATCCTTGAAGTATTTTAAGGCTTTTAGTCTGCGTTCTGCAAGCTTCTTGTCGTCACTTAAATCGCCCGTAATTACGTTTTGTGCAGCATTGTAGGCCGCGTCTATCAATACCTTTGGAACAACCGAGAAAACCGCATTCCGGAATGCAATTGCATTTGCGGCATTGCCTGTAACCGTTATCATGTCGTCATTGTATCTGCCGGACCTGCCTACTATAGATCTTCTGACTTCAAAAGATACCGCGTAATTAGTTTCCAAATCCCATGCGGTACCCCTTGAGATTACATGTTTGTCGGTTGTCTCTACAACCTTAGCTTCTGCCCTTAAATTACCATACTGTTGAGCGATGATCCTTGCCAAATGAACAGATGCGCCGGTTATCGGCTTTCCGTTTCTCGGAAGAGCGTAAGAACAACTCTCCGCAGTGTCTCTATCCATCGTTACCAGTTGAAGCACATTGTTTTTCACCCTCATTAAATCGCGCGGATAAGCCTTAGCCGTAGCCACTTGTTTGTCTATTGCTACCTGCTCAACTGCATATACCTGCATGGGCTCAACATCAATCTGTTTTACTTCATATTCATTTTCCATGACTGTGTGTTTATTTATGATTTATATTCTTTTAAATGATGATTATTGTCTTTAGTTTTTTCTGTTGGTTGTTCGATGATTTGCTATTTATCGGATTTAAAACAACAGATATTCGGTCCAAAGCTTTTCGAATTGCTTTCCGAAGTATGTTGCAAGTTCCTCCGATTTACAGCATAGTCGAGAACCGATATCCGCATTCGCAAGCGAAGCCGTATGAATCGTATGCGAGCAACCGACGCCCGCAGCATCCCGGTTTACCCTGAACCAAGGAAACCATTTATATTCGCTACTATCTTTCCAATTAGGTTTCCAACCTTCATTCAAAGCACGTGCAATTATTGTAAGTTTATAAAAAGCGATTATTGAAGCCTGATCTTCAGGTTCGCAATTGTCTACTTCGGGCAAATCTTCAGGATCAAGACCAAGTTCACGACAAGCATCTTCATAGGATTTAATTCGATCCTGAATGCTTTTGAAAAACTTCTTTCCGGAAGTATCTTCAAGCATGGCTTGAAATTCTGGGCTTGCATTTTCATAAAGGCCTTTCGCCTTTTTTTCGTCAATCTGTAATGTTTTCATTTTTTAATTGTTTATAATTTTCTTAATTCAGTCTGGCTATCAAGGGAAAATGATATACCATTTGCTTATTATGCCTATTGCTATTCGCACCGAAAAGTATATTGTTGCCGCTGCGATAACAATCCAGCACACGGCATCAAGCAGCCGCTCTTTTTTCGTTTTCTCTTTTTCCATTTTCGTAAATTTTGTTTTTAAACCACAGGCTTTGGCCATGCGGGTAGTTTACACCACCTTGTTTTTAAGGATTAGTTTCTCAATGCTCGCAAGGTTATAGAAGTACTTGCCTCCGATCCGGGAGAAGCTGATTGCCGCTTCGTCCCTTAATGTTTGCAGAAAATCGTCGCTGCAGTCCAGATAGGCCTTAGCCTCTCTTGCCGACAGCCATATCTTCTCCACTTCCTTTACCTTGCCTTGCTGCCTTTTCATACAGTCACAGGTTTTAAAAATTTGTTGACGAAGTATATTTGTCCCTTTCCTGTCACTTTGGTGGTTGTTGTCACCAGTATGGTCCCGTCCGGTTTGCTGATGGATGTTTTCTTTACCTCGAAAAGCTCCATTTCCATAGCCCTTTGGGTAGGCTGGTTGTATTTTTCACCATATTGGCACAGATATCCGTTTTTTCGCAACCAATCGAACAACCTGTTCTGTCCGATTTCAACGCCATTTTGTCGGAGGATTTTTGCAAGCTCACCAATGAGGCAGCTCTGCGTTGATGTTGCCACCGCGTCGGCAAACAATGCTTTTGGCTTTTGCTCTTCAATGATCTGCTTTTGTCTTTCGTTGTCTTCTACCTGTTTGGCGAGTTGCCGGAGGGCTTCTGCGTAGGTTTGTGGGAGTTGTGCGGCGACTGCCTTTTTTTCAAGTTCCTCCCACCTTCGGTTCACTTTAATGCGAAGTGGTGCACTATAACCTGTTATTAGGTCGAATGTTTGCATTCTGGTGAGAGTATAGCATTTCTGTTCACGCCCGTAAGAGTCTAAATATCGATCGGCTGAAATTTCAGCCAATCCCATATTCCTGTAATTTTCATTCAGTTTGTCGCAATCCGCAAGAATATTCTTGTGTTGCTTTCCTGTCAATTCCGATATTTCACGGCTTGACATGGTCTCCTCTGTTTTCAGCTTAAGCAATTCTTCCATTGTGTCGTTATTTAGGGGATTTGTGACACACGACTAGGGTTTCGTTAATTAACCCCGTTTCCGTAATACTGAAGCCGTAACCTTCTTTTTTCAGGCGGGCAGCAGCGGACCTAAGAGATGCTGTTTTGATTTTCGCGGTCGGGATCATCATTGTGTTTCCCTTTTTCATTCCCCTTAATGTAGCTGCAGGGGATGCAATTTTTTTGATGACTGGAGCTTGTGTTGCCATATTTTTGTATATTTGTAAATTATTATAATTTGTACCGTTGCATTATCTATTGCAATTGATTATGCAAATGTAACGAGTATATTCTATATGGCAAAATATTTTAACGAATTTATTCTGTATTAATTTTAATTTATAATCGTTCTAAATAATTGTATCATGGAAGATTCTGTAAAAGAGAGAATAAAGATGTTTCTAAAATATCTAAGTATTGGACAAAATGCCTTTGAGATGAAGGTTGGATGGTCGAATGGATATATCAATAACACGAAAAACATATCCGCAGACAAATTACTCTCGGTAATTAAAGAGTATCCTCAATTGAATATATCTTGGCTGATTACGGGAGAAGGCGAAATGCTAAAATCCGACAATTCTGTAAAGATATTTGTTCCGGAAGATCTGCCCAAGCAAGTTGGCAGGTTATACCGTGCTCCGATTTACGAGTCGTATCCGGTAAGCGCAGGACTTCACGGATTGGCTGAAATCAGAGACGATAAGCCTGACGGATACGCATACACCACCATGCCTGGAGTTACTTTCTTTCCGGTTATCGGATGCAGCTTCGAGCCGATTATCTATGCAGGCGAATATATAGGGGTGGTTAAGCTGAACTCGTGGGACAGGGTAGATACCGAGAAGATCTATTTCATCCTCACAAAAGAAGAGAGGATGCTCAAGAGGTTAAGGGTTGACAAAGATAGGGAAGACATATTGTGGTGCGTGTCTCCGAATTTTAGCGAGTTCAGCATTTTAAAATCGGATATCGTTGAAATTGATCATGTATTCTTTTATGGTAAAATGATATAATCCAAACAGGACATGAAGAAATCAATTTTGTTTTTAGTCTTTTCTGTGATAATATTGTCCTCTTTCTATAACGATTATACACCTGATAGCAATAAAACAGAATGTGATATTTACTGTTTTTATACATCTGAATATGCTCCAATTGGATCAAAAGGCTTAAGTTCTGGTGGAGAAATCATTGAATTGCAGCGAATTCTGACTCCATGCAACAAATTGAAAGATGGTGTATATAGGACTTCAATTACAGAGGTTGCAGATAATTATTATAACATAGATGGTAGTGATTTGTATTTTGAATCTACTATATGCTTAGAACCATCTATTTCGGAGGATGTACTTATAAAAGTAAGTAACATTGACGGCTTTTCTTTTGGAGCGGTTATTTTTTTCAGATAAATGAGTATTATGAAGAAGAAGATCATTAATATAATGTTTTTGGGCTGCTTTGTGTCACCTGCGCTTTTATTTATCCTGAGCGGAAAAGTTGTGTTTTTCTCAAACGCATCAAATGACAGCAAGGCAGCGGCGATAGGAATCCTTTATCTCCCAATTATAGCCTTGCTGTCCGGGTTTGCTGATATTAAAATGGACGGTGGAACAATACTTTGTTATACGTATGGCATTGTGACGTTTTGCATTGGCGCATTTCTTGCGTTTTCGTTATCTTGGTGGTACATACTTGTTTCAGTATATGCGTTTATATTTCTATTCCTTTTATATTCGGAAAATGATGCTACTCGTTGAATCAATAAAACAGTATGCCGGCAGGCTTAAAACCGACAAAGCATTGCTAAGCTATCTTGACACTGAAGACTTGGTTGCCAGGTATGATCCGTGCGTGACGGTGGATGGTGTTACGGATGAATGGCTTTCCGGGTTTAAAAGGTATGCGGGAGAAAAGCATGCAAGGAACGTGAGGAAGGTGTTGAATCAGCGAATGTAATCCAGAACCTTTCTGTTCGCCTGATCAACTTTTTTCAGGTTGAAGTTCACGTACACCGATGTCACTCTCGATCCATACTCATGGCCCAGCGCTTCGGAGATAATATCCCTCGTGATGTCTATACCTGCGGCTATCGATGCCCATGTGTGTCGTGCATGGTAAGTTGTCAGGTCCTGGCAGATAATCCCTGCGTCGTCCTCTATCAGCTTCAACGCATAGTTTATACCCCTTTTAAAACCGTCGTAGTTTTTATACATCCTTAGGAAGGATACAAGCAATTCGTCATCCTGATATCTGTCGATGATTGCTTGTGCTTCCGGTTCAATCTTGACAGAATAATGCTTGCTTGTTTTCATCCTGGTATATTCCAACCGTCCGTTCTTGATGTTTGCTTTTTTTGCGTGTAGGAGATCCGTCAGATTAATACCGATAAGATAGAAGGACAACATGAAACAATCGCTGAACGGTTTCCATTTGCCCTGATAGTCTCTCACGCGTCTCAAGTCCGCAACGGATAGATCCCGGTGCTTGGTTTTTTCTTTGAGTATTTTGAATTTCCTGAAAGGGTAGTTCCGGGTATATTCTCTGTCGATTGCGAAGTTGATCACTGCCCGGATGTTTCTCATGTGAATTGCTTTTGTATTTACGGCCAGATCCATTGAATCGTAAAATCGCTGCAACCATGTTACCGTGATATCGTCCAGGAGTGGATCATCCGTAATTTTTCTCATGGTCTCATCGTACAATCGCTTCGTATTCCCGCGTTTTGTATCGATAAATTCCCGGAATACGCTTCGTAAGGTGTGCGAAGGTAATACGTCATTGCTCAGATATGAACGGAGCTGGGCATCTGTTAGTGATGGTAGGACACCCTCCAGTTCGAGAGACAACAGAATCTTGTCTATTTGCGTCTTTTTGTTATTGATTGCCGCATTCTTCGCCCTGCTGTTTGCCCCCTTCGTGATTTGCCTTCCTTTCCATTCGGACGCAAGGCAGGAGATTCCGGTATTAATCATGAATCTTGATCGGTGGGTTATCATTATTTTAATTGGATATTCACCGTTATCTTTACGTCTTCTTTTGTCTAAATACAATATTGAATTTGCCATATAGTTATTTAATTTGACACAATATTCGACACACAAATTTGCATATAAAACGGCAAATAACGGTAAAAACCCGATATGTTATTCAACATACGGAACATAAAAAAAGCCCATGCATTGCTGCAAGAGCCTTATTTTCAATTGTCGGGATGACTGGATTCGAACCAGCGACCACACGCCCCCCAGACGCGTATTAATGTGGTTTAAAGAGTTGTTATACAATATATTTCGGTGTCCTCATTTTTCATTTGCACGATAAACGACACATTTCGTCTTATCGCTCCGGCCTGATTATTTTAATATAAAACAACACAGATAATAATTTGTTGTCGTAATATTGTAGATAAAATGAGTACAAATAATGGCACGGATTAAAATTCCATTTAGAGGCATCACATCTCAATCAAACTATCAGGACGGTGAATGCAAAAATATTGTCAATCTTCGGCCAAAGAAAGGTGTGTACAAGCCGGTTACTCCCCGCAAAGTATTACAAACTCTGAACGACGATTACGATATCGTGTTTGTGCATCGTGGGAACGATTACGAGAATTGGATCGGAGTGAAGAAATTTACCGGTGTAAACCCGCATTCGGATGTATATTATAATATTAAAAGCCAAGCACCTATACTCTTAGGGGATATAGCCGGTATAGTTAATGGGGTTCAACAGATCGGAAACACATTATCATTCGTCTCATCCGATAACATTTACTATGCTATATTTATCGATGACTCTTACAAGTATCTGGGGTCGATGCCGGAGATTCCGCCGATAAAGATGGGTGTAAACATCACAGACTGTTACGATAAACTTTATTACAAGGACGTGCTTGGATCGTTGTGGATGTATGCTGATCTGCCGAAAAAAGAAATACATTCAGCAGTTGTAAATAAAGCGCGGGAAAGAATCATAAATGGGCAATCTACATCGGGTGTATCATCGGGAATAAAATTATTTGATGCCCATCTTATTCGATATGCATTTAGGCTATATGATGGAAGTGTCACAAGGCATTCACCCCCAATTTTATTGATGCCTGGGTTGGACATTCTCTCAATGAACAGATATCTTGTAAGCTATCTTGTGGAAAATGGATCGAATGTAAAATATGACAACTCATATGTCCTTGCGCACGGATATGATTTTACCATTGAATATGACTTCACGGGCATTTCCGCGTGGAGCGACATCATTAAATCAGTTGATATTTTTATTTCTCCAGCCCTTGGACTCACCAGCTCAGAATATTTCAGGGATAATTTCCATACCGGTACTATTGAAATTAATTTGATAGATACATTGGCGCAAAAGCAGATAGATAACGTACTCAGCAACTCGTTGTTTTATCACTCGCACACAATTGACTTAACACAGGGATCGCAATCATTTTGTGGTACAATCAATAAATCAATAACAAACGCAGATAATATCATCTATCAGGAATTAATGATTGATGATAGTTTTTCCCATCACCAATATGGAGCGAATGGATCATCATCGCTGAACAACAGGTTGAGGTTATCCGCGATAACAACAAAACTCTTTTCAGGATACAGTCTTAGATTTTTTGAGTGGTGGTCAGATTATAACGGGCAATCCAGGTTGAGTATATCTGAAGCAACTTGGATTGTCCAAATCTACATTAAAACATCTGAAGGGACATCTATTTTAGAAACTACGACCGATTCATCGTTTTTCTACAATTCATACATGGCCTACCCGGATCCTCGTGCATATAAAATAAATATTTATAGGAGGACAGGGATAGGTCCATACATGTTAGTATTCACGGCTAATCTAAAAAGTCACCCATCTATGAATATAAGTTATGTTGTCTCTGACAACTTAAAACCTTTCATAAGATTTACCAGTTCAATAGATTCCGGGTATTCATTTAATTATGGAAAATTGTATTTCACAGAGTACAACAAAATCAAAGTATCTGAAGTAAACAATCCTTTCGTTTTCCCTAATGAAAATACATATCTTGTCGGCTCCGGTAAAATCCTCGCCGAATCATCGATTGTCATGAACGTGTCCGACCGAAATTACGGAATGTACCCTGTGTTCGTTTTTACCACCGATGGTGTATTCACAATGGCCGAGCAGGATGCCGATACGGTCCATGCTTCAATACAGTCCCCCACCTATCTGGAACCACCGATCTCAAAGGTGATATGTGCCACTCCATACGGTGTTGTCTTCATAACCAATAGAGGGTTGATGCAGATCAGCAATTATAAAACTGATAGCTTGTCCGAAATACTGAGAGAGGACGATGATGTGCTTAATATTGATCTCGCAGGGATTACTGATCCTGCGGCCGGTTATCCATCCGTATCGTTCCGCGAGTTTCTAAAAACAGCCACATCGATCGTCTATAACCCGTATCATGATGAACTGATCATATCTGCTTCCGGATACCCGTATAACTACGTGTATGATTACGAGACAAAATCATTCTACCTGTCAACTAACCTAATAGGCCTTATGGTGCAAAATACATTCCCGGATGTGTACTACATCACCGATAGGAATATAATGGATATATCGCAGTCCGGAAGCGACGTGGCAAAGGTAGCGATTCTTACGCGTCCGCTGCGATTCCAATCGGAGGATATCAAAAAGCTGGAGAGAATATTTATGCGTATGGTCTTATACGGTGCGCAGGAGGTTAAAATTGTTGCGTATCATTCAATGGACGGAGTTAATTTTAGTCCGATCAAAGGATTCATCTTTGGGTCTGGTGGAAATTATAAGGACTTCGATCTTGGCTTGTTGGCCAGGGAGACGTTCAGGCAGTATCTGCTTTTAATTACCGGAGAAGTTGACGAAAGGAGTGAGATCGATTACATTGACTGCGAGGTAAGACTTAACTATAACGATGAAAAGATGCGTTGAGCTATTTATTCTCCTTTGCAAAAGGACGTTTCACCCGTTGTACCCTTCTCATCATCTTCGAGTAGTTGGCGTATTGGCGTATGGCTTTTTTCTTTTCGTCTTTGGCTACTTTATTGTTTTTATTCAAAGGTGTGGCATAAAAACACTTTTGCTCGAGTTCAAGCGTGGTCATTCGTTTTGGCATCCACCCTCTTCGTTTGTAGCTGTCAAACATGTACTTGTCAAAGATTTTCAGTCTTTCCCCTCCCGGTTTTTCGATAACGGAAACGAAAAACCTGCGGTTATGCACCTTTTGCAGCATGTTGCTCATAAAGATGAGCAATCTGATCTTGATGCTCGATACAATAACCGTGTAGGTGTCTCCAAGATACTCGCGGATCTCCTGAAAATCTTTTACAAATTGTTTAAACATATTCGTATATTTTTGTCAAAAATAAAGATTCGGATAATCGAATGCGTGTGTTTAAATTAAAATTGATCGTGAAACCGTAGTTCAAATATCACTCATACCTGCCGCAACTTTTCTGTTTACCGTAGGCTCGGCATTCTCCTCCACAATTACAGGCATTGGCATCGCGTAGGCAACGTACATACCGATCATTCTTGTCATGAGAATATCGTCGTGGTGCCCTTCTTTGGCGCCATAGCTTCCATTTTCTTTTTGCTCATACATTCGTGCTTCGTTCAGCGCTTCTTCGTCACGTTCAACGTAACCGCCTTCACGAATTACCGAGATGAAGTTTGAGATGATCATCGGTTTTGTTGATCTGTTAGTATTAAACCCCCACTTTATCGGATATCCTTCTCTTACTTTATCAGCCGACGTGCGTGTATAGAGGTTGGCATAATGCGCTTTTATGGTCTCGAAGATTAGTTCTGCGTCATCATCTTTTACGTCACTGTCGTAAGTATTGCTCTCAACCACAAGCAGTGCGTCGTTATAAAACTTTGCTACCTGAGCCGCAATCCATATCGATATATCCTTGTCGATATGCCCGCGAAATTGAGCAACGATCTCCGGCTTTTCTCCGTCTATCAAAGGGAGGCGGTCAATTACGGTTATAACGCCCCAGTCCGCTTTATCACTGATTCCTTTTTGCGGATCGAATATAACCACATAACGGTGTCTGACGTTCAATGATGAGGGGTGCCTCCAAACCATGAGCTTGTTCTGGGTTTTTCTGAGCCTAAGTTTCACGTCACTGCTCCCGTATGCCTCCATCGCTTCCGGATCATTGACGAAGTGAATGTTGCTCATAATTCCCTTGCGTTTGCTCGGCTCAATGTTTGCGATCTGCGGCATCTCGTCTGCTACCAGCGTCCCGATGGCCATCGGCGGACGACAATCACTTCTTAGAGCCTCTATGTCCTCCGAGCGGAACACGGGCTTGCCGGAATCCTGGAACGCTTCTATATCGTCCGATGGGAACTCTTGCCTCATCTCGCTTATGGATGACATTTCGCCCGCCTTGGCCCGATACCAGTTTATTTTTTCGAGTGTTACCTCTTCGTTGTTCTCGAACAATGACAACTCGTACTCGCTGAGAGAAGAAACGAATTTACGGATATCCCCCTTTTTCTTCTTTCCGTTGAATCCGTAATAATCGGTAGTGATAGGTTCGCTGTAATTCGGGTTGTAAAACCAGGGAAGAAAAATAGGGGTATAGGCACTTTCACCTCTCTTTGCCCTACTGTATTCGGTCTCGAAGTAATCGCCAAGCCCGTTGGCTGTGCTCTCGTAAAATACTGCAGTCCACGGCACCAGCTTCATAGTGCCAATGATGGATGAGAGCAGGGCGCTCGTTTTCTTCATATCCGTGTCAGGATAAAAGGCCACCTCCGAGAAGTGGGCCAGTTTTGGGTTTTGCGATCGTACACTATCCGGCTTTTCTGCCGATCCTACCGTAATACGGCAGCCCCTCTCTTTGATCTCCTTTATATTTAAAGTTTGATCAAAATTGCTTATTTCGTAGCGTACACCACCTATGGGCATCATCGTCTCCATACTTCTTGTGTACATGCTTCTGATATTCTTTGCTGCATCGTTCACGTGAGCGCAAACAACACTGTTCCATCTTTTCTTTTTCACTTTCTGTATCCAGGAGAACAGCATCTGTATGTACGTCGATATGCCGTGTTGGCGGGCTTTCAATGTGATGATGCGGACAGGCTTTTCGTTCTCGATGTCGGCCATCACTATTGCGTGAAATTTCCTTTGGGCGCGGTTCATGACGAACGGGATCAGCTCTCCGGTCAGGGCATCTTCTATTGTTTCGTACATGCGGAAGTAATACTCCGGATCATACGATATCCTGATCTCGCAAATATCGATCCAGCACTTCTGCAGCTCCTCTCGGTCAAATGGCACTTTGTTGGCCCTGTATAGTTTTTCGATCGATTTATGTTTTGCGACCTGCCTGATTATGGGGTTGTTTAGCATCTGGCGCGGGATGTATATCAAAGGATAAGGTGCGTCTGTTATTGTCAGAGGCACCCTATCTCCATAACATCCTACGCCAATAATAGGATCATAAGGTTCGTTTATTTTGATTGTTCTATTGGCATTTTCAGTTAATATATGCTCAACATCCTTATCCACGTTCTTTTCCGCTTTTTGTTTACATTATTTTCGCTCTTTTTAAATCATTCTGATGTAAATAATTAGCGCGATTCCGACAAGCACTCCAAAAAAGAACAGCCGGAAATTAAATCCTGTCGTCGGCGTTATTTCCTTTTTGATGTTTTTGTTTTCTTCTCTGAGTGATTCAATAGTCGTCTTTAGATTTTTGTTTTCCAGCTCGAGAGTATTCACCTCGCTGATATATTCCTTTTTTATTGCCTCCATCTCTTTGATGGTTTTATCAAGTAGGGTTTTGCTTTGAGTGATCGTCTCACTCTGCTTTGGATATTGCCCGTCAGAATTCAATGGAGCGGTTGTGTCGTAGTTTATCGTATGCGTCGATGACTCGCTCTCTAATCGGCTTACCTCCTCTTTCGTGCGCGCTAAATCGGTTTTCAGCGCTTCAATTTCAATGGTTTTTCTCTTAAGCTCCTCGTTTAATGCGAGAACTTCAGTACTGTCAAACTTGGTAATAACCCTCTCTTGGATGATCTGCTTCGGCTTACATCCAGAAAAGACGGTTAATCCAACGATTAAAGCGATCAAGTATTTCGTATTTTTTATCATAGTAGTTAATCCTGTATTTCAACCAATTCATTTTGCTGCATTTAAATTCCATCTCTCATATACTTATCGTAAGCCTTTTGCATAGAAATGTTGTAGGGTTCTCTGCCCCACTTTTTAGCCATTTCTTTATACTTCGCTCCGTTATATCTGACTGCTACTGTATGCCAGTCTTTGCGCTTTAGAGCATCATACAATATCCGGTCCGTGTTGATAAACTCTGCCATCTGGAAGATCTGCCTGTCTTCTCCTTTCTTTGCATCGTTCCACATCTCTCCGACATTTGAGTATCCGAGTCTTTTGTAGTGATAACCCATTACTTGTCCCAAGCCTATACTCGTGCTTTTCATTGCAGATTCCGGGTTAATGGCAAATGCATCATTAAATGCAAGCCATTCCTTCGACTGCACGTCAACTTTGTTGACGCTCCATTTGCCGGAAGGTGCATAAGGCTCGTGTTTACGAAACCAGCTCGGTTCAAATTGTATAATAAGCTTGCCGTCATCATTAAAACCTTTTCCTCCAGACTCTACGTCTATGAATGCCGCAAGAGCTTCGGGTTCAACGTCTATTCTGCATGCTTCATATTTTATCGATATTTGTTTGATCTTGTCCATTGTTTTCTTCCTCTTCTTTCTTCTTGTCCGATTCTTTGAGTATCTGCTCGATGTCAATATTCTTGCCAACTTTTGACTGAATCTCTCCAATCAGTTGTTTTCTGAATAACTTTAGAAACGGAGTGTTTGGTCGAACAATCAGCATTGAAGCGCTCATACTCCAAAGCTCACATACCGCCGCAAACATGCCTATTGTTTTTACAAGCACGAACGGCGCATTTTCATGTACTACCATTTCGATCGACATTACTCCCAGCAATGTAAAAGAATAGATTGCGATTTTTTTAATAGTCTCCCGTAATGCGTTTGATAATATGAACTTCTTTAGCTTTATCGCAGCCAAAACGCCCCATATAAAGTCAGCCATTACCGCCATTCCCACTACTATAAATGTCCACATCTCCGGTTGTATAAATGTTATTGATGCCGTTAATAATGCAATAAACCATCCATAGGCAGTGCTAAATGCGTTACCGAGATGCGACATAAATTTATCAAACCAATTCATAGCCTGTATTTTATTTTGTTTTCAATTAATAGTTACTTTTCCCGGTTTTGTTCACACTCATTCTTTTCCGCTATCCCTAAAATCCTCATACCGACCTTTGTTTATTTCCTTGCGTATCATATTTTCTCTTAAAAAAGGTACTGCTCGTAACTTATTATAGTTTTACTTTATATACTTTAAAAAGTTGAACAAGTTCCTTTTTTTCATATACCCCGGATCTTTCTGATTCTCATAAGCCTCCTTTTCGAAGCATATTTCTCTATATGCTCTTTTCGTATCAAATCCGTAAACAACAAGCCCTATAAACCAATCTATTAAATACAGTATATAGAAAAATACATAGAGCAATTCTTTCATCTGCGCAGTATGAATTGCTTCATGATTCAGTGTAACCTCATCAATGTTGGCATTCTTTCTTACAAATAATATCCCGAACAGATTTATTGCCTTAAAACCATGAGGCGGGAGAATGTTATTTCTAATTATTTTCATCATTCAAAAGTTTATTTACCGCCACTTGAACAAAGGCCTTGAAATATTGCCCAACATATTTCTCGATAATTGCCTTATTCTCGTCCGTCAGCTCAACGACAGGGTTCTTGTAAAGGTCTAGACAAAACGAGTGCTCCGCCAAGCTTTGTGTCGTTTTAAAAATAACCTCCGCCAATTCTTTTGACAGATCATATTCCATAATTGAGCTATCAATCATTTGAATTTTTAATTTACTTAAATCTATTGTCTTCATAAAACCTTTACTCCATTTTTATAAATTCCATCAGGCTTAATTTCTACTTTATTAAAAGTATCTGGGATAGTCCCACTTCTAACGGTTATTACTCCTTTCTTTATACTTGTTTCAGTTTCATATGTACCCTCTAAACTAAAAATTCCAATCTTTTCTCTTGAAAATATTATTTGAGTGCCAATAGGTATATATGGCAATGATGGGTCGTATGAAGATAATGTATGGTCATATATAGATAAACCTCCAATATCTCCATCAATTGCATGAATAGTACCGCTAAATTCGCCATCAATTGCGGTTATTTTGCCATTTTTCCCATCAATGACGATATTCGGCACAAAGTTTGCCTGACCCGAATAATCGGCAGCGACGCCATCCACCGTTCCTCTTAACGAAATCAGTTTATCGTCCTTGAAAATCAGGTTAGCAAGGTTGGCCTCTTCCCCAATCAGAACCTTTGCGGCCAATTCTTTTAGCCATGGTATTTCATCATAATAAGTCGATAAGGTCGATTCGGACGGGTATGTTTCATCGCTTGGTACTTCAC